GGAGATTGGCCGTCCCACCGCATTTCGGGTGTTTGGCTTGAGTGCCACGATTAGCCGGGGCCGTGAATTTCAGCGGCTGATGGCGTTAATGCAATCCGTCAGTGGCAATCCGCTGCTCCTGCAAGCCTTCTTCCAAGAATACAGTGTCTCAAAAATTATTCGTCGCTTGTTTGCGACGCTCAACCTTGACCCGGATTCGTTGAAACTGACGCCACAGGAAGAAGCCGAATTAGCAGCGAAGATGGCGGCGATGCCGCAATTTCAGCAAATGGCTGGACAAGCGCATGGCGCGCAAGCCGGGAATCAGCAGGAACCGGGCCTCGCCGAGATTAACGCGATGGCCCAACCAATGGGTATGGGAGGATTGGGATGAGAAAAAAGCAGCAGCCTGAAACGGACGAACATCTCCGACGATTCGTACAAGATTTAGTCTTAGATACGGTGAAGGGGGCGGCACAGAAAGGGAGGAAAGCGATGGGTGTTCCTGCGCCCTCCGACGACGCCGAGCGGACAAAGATGGAAAAGGCGATCAAGGAGCAGCGCGATCAGGCCGCAAAAGACTTTGACAACGCCATTCGTCAATTACAGCGTGTGCCTGTGATGCGAAGCCGGATGTACGGCGAATAAGGGGAGGATAGGGAGAATGAAGAAAAAATGGGATGCCAAAGAATGGATGCAAAAGACACCCTCACCGCCCAAGATCCAGCCGGGGCCAGTTCATCAAAAACACCGGGTAGCGAAACGCACTCCACAATATTTTAATACCAAGGGGCCAGTGAAGGCTGCCAAGCCACTGGATGCACACGTCAAGGCACATGAAGCCGGGACGCGCACGGAAGCCGCGAAGCAAGGTGCTAAAGATTTTCTCCGGGGGGTGGATGCCTATCAACCGCTGCCGGAGTTACCTGCTGCGCCGGAGGTGGCCCCGATGAAAGGGCCGGGCGATGATTGGACGACGGCTGTCGAAATAATGAAAAGTTTATGGCCGAAGCGGCCACGGAGCGCCTAACGATGTCACAAGAACTGAATGAACGGATCACCGACTGGGCGCAGTGGTATAAAGCGCATGAAGAGGATGGACGGTCTATAGAGCAAGAAGTCCTCTTTCTGAAAAAAACCGTGGATGGCTTGTTTGAATGTCTGGCGATTACCGCCCGTGATATTCAAGAGCATCACGCGGCGAATGCGCCGGAAGAGGTGATCTCCCGGTTGTATCGCCCGAATGGCATGGTGTTACGCCGATGAGTGTCGAATCTATCGTGCTGGATGAGCAAGCGCAAAGCCAACAGGACGTTGCGACCCTCCGGGTGGCGTATCCGATTGTGGAAACGTATGCGGCGAAGCGCGAAGCGGAAATTATGGCTGGCCTGATGCGCCTCTACCATGACGGGGTGTTGACGACCAGCGATTCGCAACTCTATGCCGCCGTGGCGGGTATTGCCGAGTTACGCAGTTTAGTCAGAATGGTGGCGCGACAAATCGCCACCCATACTCATACCCTTGCCGAGCGCGAGGGCTAACCAAAGGAGTCAACGATGGCAGACAAGGATCAGGGAGCCACAATGCCAACCGCGACAGCGATAGCGGAGGCCGAAGCGGCCTTGCTGGACGGCGGCCCCGGTACAGTCCCCCCTTCTGAACCCGAACCGACAGGCGATTCCCCACCCGTTCCGTCACAAGAAACGATCAGATTGGGTGGACAAGAATTTACTGTGGAGGCATCCCTGGCGGATGCCGTGCGACAGCGCGAACAAGACGCGCAACGGAAAATTAGTGAGCAAGGCGCGGAACTTGGAACCTTACGCAAGCTCCAAACCCCACCGCCAGCCGACGAACCAGCGGTTCCCAGTAGTTTGAGTGATGAGGAGGCCGGGCAACTCTTGTTTGAGAAACCCGCCGAGTTCGTCAACAAGTGGGTATCGCAACGGATTGACGCAGCGGTGGAAGCGAAGGCGCAAGAGTTTCGTCAGGAACAGTACCGGGGGCAGTTTTGGCAGGAATTTTATACCCGGTATCCAGAATTGAAACCAGCCTCGGCCATGGTGGAAACGGTGTTTCGCCAGTCGTTGCCGCAGTGGGCCGATTTGCAACCCGAACAGGTGTTCGATCAACTTGCACAAGGGACACGGGATGCAGTCGGGAAATTGTTGCAAGCTGTGCCGCCGCCGAATGGAGCGACACGGACGACGGTCGAATCATCGAGTGCCAGCCGTGTGCCGAAACAAAACCCGCCACCAGTGACCGCCCCGACGTTAACGGAATTGATTCGGAAGCGTCGGAAATCGCGGATGGTGGGGCGGTAAGAGGAGGAGTCAACCATGGCGCAAATGGCATGGACGTTTGACGCCCCAACGGGTGTCTATAAAAATCATGCCCTGTCAGCCAAGATTTATGAAGCTGCCATTGAAGAAATGGTCTTCATGGATCATGTGCTGCCGCTCAATGAAATGGGGCGGAAGCGCGGGGAAAATATTACCTTAACGCGGGTGGCACAACTCTCTGAGCCAACCTCCGCGAAACTGAGTGAAACTGAGCGGATTCCAGAAGACAGCTTCTCCATCACCACCACCAGTATTACGGTGGATGATTGGGGTCGTGCCGTCCCGTTCACCAGTTTTCTTGATGATCTCTCGCATTTTGATGTGGACAATGCGGTGCAGCGACTCTTGAAGACACAAATGGTGCGGGTGTTGGATGCGGAAGCCGCCACAGCGTTTAAGAACGCCAAAATCAAATATGCACCGACGGGGGCTGCGGCCAATAATATTGCCACCAATGGCACGTTTGGGGCCACGGCCTCGGTGAATATGAATACCTTCCACGTTGAAGAAATCCGCGACTATCTCTATGACACGCTTCTGGCGCCACCTGTGGCGGGAGAAGATTACATTGGGATTTTCCGCACGTTGGGCTTGCGCGGCATTAAGCGGGATTCAGATTGGGCCGATTGGCACAAATATACTGACCCGCAAGCCAAGTTCAATGGGGAAGTCGGGCGATGGGAAAATGTGCGGTTTGTGGAAACCAATCATAGTACGGCGTTAGGGAAGGTAGGATCAAGCTCCGTCTTGGGCGAAGGCGTAGTGTTCGGCGCGGATAGCGTCGCCTACGCGGAAGTGTTGGCCCCGGAACTCCGGGCCATGGTTCCCCAAGATTTTGGACGATCCAAGGCCGTCGCGTGGTACGGGATTATGAATTTTGGGCTGATTTGGGATACGGGCAATGCAGGGGAAGCTAAAGTTGTCCATGTCGGATCAGCGTAAGAGGAGAACAACAACATGGCGTATACACATACTCAGTATGAAGTCATCGTTGGCAAGGACTTGTCATTGGCAAGTACCGCTGATGTGGCTGACTGGGCTTGCGGCATGGTTCCACACCGTATTCGTGCGGTGGGAGTCGTCATCACCAATACGGTGGGGGCTGCTGGCATAGTCAAGCTGGACAAACGTCCGACGGCGGGAAGCGATACCAGTCGTGGCGACGGTGACGTGTGTACCATCAATTTGGCAACAACGCATGATGCCGGAGAAGTGGTATACAAAACGGGCCTGAACGTCGAAATCTTGCCAGGGCAAGAGGTCGTGGCGGAAGTCACGGACGCCTGTGCTTCTGGCGATACCGCTCATGTGGTGATGTTGGTGGAACCCCGATGGGATCAACCTGCGAACAACACCAAGATGATTGAAACGGCGTAAGAAAGGAGAACCCAATGGGGTTAATGTTAGATAAGGTACATGAAGTGGCGAAAATTCCGGGCCGACAGGAAACCCGGATCGTCAAGATTAACCCGTTGGTAAGGATTAAGGGTGGCGGAGAATTGACTCCGCCACTCTTCCTTCAGGGGGGGCGAGTCTATGCCGAAAACGGGCAGGAAATTGTAGATCGGCCCGACTGGTTTGAGGAAGAACTGGCGAAATTAACTGAAGCAACCAAAGAGCAGGTGGGGTTTAGTGCAGCGCCTCCGGCTCCGGCGGTGTCCATGCGGACGTGTACGACGTGTGGGGCCGAGGTGGCGAAAAAACAATGGGGGCTACATCAAGCCAATCATAAACGGAAATTGGTGGGCCGTCCGGCAGGGGGATAACCTATGGCAACCGTAACATATACAGTGGAGCAGCCGTCTAAAGGGGTGACGATTGTGACATGGGCCGCACTGGCGAATGGCGATAACGGCACACCGTTTGAAACAGTCTGCCATGAAGCGGTGAGCGCACAAGTCGTGGGGACGTTTGGATCGGGGGGAACCGTGGTCGTGGAAGGTTCCTTATATACTAGTTCACCCACCTATGCGGTCTTGAATGATGTGGCGAATGCGGCGCTGTCGTTTACCGCCGCGAAAATTGAAGGAGTGCAGGAGAAAGCCTATCGCTACCGTCCGAATGTGACGGCAGGGGATGGGTCCACGGCGTTGACCGTGAAACTGCTACTGGCAAGTGGAGCGAACTAATGGCGAATTATCAGTATGCGGCGGATATTCTGGATGATGTGTTGTTTCGGGCAGGGGAAGCCACGGATGGAACTAGTGAGTTTCATACGGCGGCGTTACGGTATATCAACCGCGCCTATCAGGCGGTGTGGCAAGGCGGCTCGGAACTCGATCCGAGTATACGGGAAGACTGGTTATGGCTCCGCAGTACCGCGACACTCACCCTCAACCCAAAAATTACGACAGGAACGGTGTCCGTCACGAATAACAGCACAGCCGTGACGTTTTCGTCCGCGCCGAGCAGTTCGGTGGCGGATTATTTTTTCCAAGTGACTAATCAGCCGGATGTGTTTCGGATCAGTACGCATACGGCGGCCTCGACCAGCGCCACGCTCGATAGTGTCTATACCAGTGATACGGCGAGTGCGGCCAGTTATACGCTCTTCCCACTCGTCTACGATTTACCTGCGGACTTTTGGCAATTTGCCGAACCGCTCTGGATTCGGAGTAAAGGGGTAGGGTTCCCGTGGCATCCAGGGCATCTTGATGTGATTGAACCGCGTCGCTTGAAAGAATATTGGCCGATAGACCGGATGGTCATGGGCATTCCGACAGTCGCGTCGCTCGTGGCGTCCCGCAAAGTTCAGTTTAATAAGTATCCTGAAAAACTGTGCCGGGTGGAAGTGGAATACCTGGCGGTTCCCGTTGATCTGACGGATTCCACCAGTCAGGAGCCTGTAGTTCCCGCGACCTATCGCCGGGTTATTGCTGATGCGGCGTTATTCTTTTTGTTGATGGATAAAAATGATAACCGGGCCGATGGGGCAGGATTGATTGCGCGGAATGGCTTGCAGGGGATGGCGCGGGAGAATCGCGGCAAACGGGCGGCGATGAGTGACTTGGCTGGCACGATTACCGCGCGGTTAGACCGGGTGACAGGATCGCCTGTCGCGCCGCATCGCACACGGTTTGTGGTGGAGACAGGGTAATGGCCTATCAAGGGATTATTGCAGAATTGCCTGTCGGGATTGACGGCTTGGTCGGGACGAAAAATCTGGCCAAGACGCAACCGTCGCAGTTGGTCGTCGCGCGGAATGTGAGTTACGAGCAAGGGACGGTACAAAAGGAAGGGGGCGCGGCGAAATATAATAGTACCGCCATTTCCAATACTCCGACAGTCTTGGCCGGGCATGACTGGCATCCCGTGTCAGCGACGCAACGGATGGTGGTGTATACCGATGACGGAAAATTATTGAAGGATACAGGGAATGGCAGTTTCGGGACAACCCTGAAGACTGGGTTGAGTACCACGGCGACAGGTGTCTTTGCGGAAGGCGGCAAGGAAGCTGCCGCGAGTGATCGGAAATTATTTTTCTTTAATGGCAGTAATCCCGTGCAAGTGTTAGCAGCAGATGGCGCCACCACCAGTGACTTGGCGACGCCTCCGGCTGATTGGGGAACGCCAGCCGCCACGGCCACCATTACGGTGACGGATGCGGCGAATATTTCAGCGGGAGCCACGATTGTCCTGAAGGATACCGCGGGGTCAGCGACCACCTTTACGGCTACTACCAGCGATCCAGCCGGAGCCTTGGGCTTTACGATTGGCGGTAGCCGGACGAATGACGAGGTGGCGGATAATATAGCGGTGGGTGCGGGAGGCATACTGGGGATCAACGCTCAGTCAGCCTATTCCGCTCCGAATCCCGCTGCGAATGTCGTGACAGTGACGCAAGCCACGGCAGGGTCAGCCGGAAATCAAACGATTACGTCCTCTGATGCGACCCGATTAGCTGTGACGGGGTTTTCGGGAGGCGGAGAAAATTATCCCGCATTCGGGCTGATCCACGAAGGACGGTTGTGGGGCGGCGGCAATGCGAATGACGCGCATCGGTTGTATTACTCCATGACGACGGACCATGAAAATTTTACGGGGTCAGGCAGCGGCACACTCTCGATTTTCCCCGGTGAAGGCGAAAAGATAGTCGGGGCGATGAGTTTCAAGGGGGTGATTGTCTGCTGGAAAGCGCCCCGTGGGGTGTATGTGGTGGATACCACGGCCACGGCGGTGGCGGATTGGAAAGTCAGCCGCTTGAGTTTTTCTATTGGCGGTGTTTCGCCGCTTGGTGCAACGATGATTGATAACGATTTATTGTTTCTCGATGACGACGGCAACGTGCATCTCTTGTCGAGCGTGACGGAGTTTGGCAATTTAGGAACCAGTAATCTGTCGCAGGTGACGGAGATGAACCCGTTTATTCGGGATAATGTCAACCTCGCCAAACTCTCACGTTCCCAGTCAGTGTTTTATGCCGCCAAGCGTGAAGCGCACTTTGCGATTGCCGGAACAGGCTCGACCGTGAATAACCGTCGGTTGGTGGTGGATTTCAATGTGCCGAATCGGCCTCGCTTTCGCTGGTCTGACCGCGATGTCTCGGAAGCTATCTGGCTCCGCAAGGACAGTGATGGGATTCCGCGACTGACGATTGGCGATGATGCAGGATTTGTCTGGAAGCTTGACCAAGAAGACCGGGGCAAGGATGCCGGGGCATATAGCAGCGAATTTGAAACAGGACAACTTGATTTCGGCCATCTCGATCCGCAACTGGCCTCGAAACGGAAGCTCGGCGACTTTTTAGAACTGGTCTTTGAGCCTGTCGGGAACCATGAAGTGGATGTGGCGATCAAGTGGGATGGCGATGTGAAGCAGAACTTGTCGTATTTGATGCAGGAAACGGGGAGTAAAATTGGCACAGGCTCGTTAGGCGGGTTTATCCTCGGACGGGAAGGAGTCTTCTCGATTAAGAAACGGATTACGGGCAGCGGCAAACGATTTGCGTTTGTGGCGAAAAATAACCGGGCATTACAGAATTTTTCCGTGGCACGGGCCTTTTTGTATTTTCGGGTCGGGTCGGAACGGGAAGCATAACGGAGGCAGCGCATGGGTGGACTCTATTCACATACCAATCGCAGCACGGGTGATACCGTGACCGCGAGTATGTATAACGCCGATCATCAGAATCATATTGATAACATGATTCCGACGATGCTGGATGACTATTCGGCAGATGTCGCCACGATGCGACTGACCACTGATCCGGGCGAATCTGGCTCGGAATCATTGGGAACCACGCTGGCTGAAGAATTGCGGCGGATACGGTTTGCGCTCAAGGAACATTTCAATACGACCTATTGGTATGAAACGGGATATGGGGATGGGTCGAATAGTGCGCCGACGATTCACGCGCAAGGCGACACCAATACGGGATTGTATTTCCCCGGCGCCGACCAGGTGGGCTTGGCGACAGGCGGGACTGCCGCCCTCACCATTGCCTCCAATCAGGCGGTGACGCTCTCCGGGGCGTTGGCGGCGAATGGGAATGTGACGCTGGGTAATGCCGCGACGGATACCTTGACCATCAATGCGACCATTCAAGGCGCCTCGCCACTAATCTTTGAAGGCAATACCGGGAACGCCTATGAAACAACCTTAGCGGTGACGGATGCCACAGCAGATCGCACCATTACCCTGCCGGATGTGACGGGAACGGTGATTACCACCGGGAATCTTTCTAGTATTACGTCCAGCGGCACACTGTCCTCCCTCACCGTGTCAGGCGCCTCGGCACTGAATGGGACTGTGACACTGGGCGATGCGGCAGCCGATACGATTACGATCAATGGCGTGTTGCAAGGGGCGTCCCCGCTCATCTTTGAAGGGGCGACGGCGAATGCCCATGAAACGACTCTCGCAATTACTGATCCGACAGCAGATCGGACGATTACGCTGCCGGACGTGACAGGCACAGTCATCACGACAGGCAATCTTACCGCGATTACAGGGGCTGGCACACTCGCTCAGAATTTGAATATTACGACAGGCAGTGAATATCGCATCAATGGCACAAAGGTGCTTGATGCGACGTCTTTGGGGTCGGGGGTGGTGGCATCGAGTTTAACTTCTGTGGGAACACTCTCCTCCTTGACCACATCAGGTGCGATTGTGTGTGGCGGCGACCTCACCGTCAATGGAACGACGACCACGGTCAACAGTACCACGATTTCGGTGGACGATAAAAACATTGAACTCGGCAGTGTGGCGTCACCTAGCGATACGACAGCAGACGGCGGGGGGATTACCCTCAAGGGAGCCACGGATAAAACCCTGATCTGGGACAACGCCAACGATAACTGGACGAGCAATCAACATCTGAATATCAGTACAGGCAAATCATTTAAGATCAACAACGCTTCCGTCCTCAATGCCACCACACTCGGATCAGCCGTGGTCAACAGTTCACTGACGGGTGTGGGAACGATTGCCAGTGGCACATGGCAAGGGACAGCCGTGGCTGATGCGTATGTGGCAAACGATCTAACCATTAGTGGTGGAACCGTGAATAATTCCGTGATTGGCGGTAGCACCCCTGCTGCGGGGACGTTTAGCACACTCACGGCCAATACTTCCTTGACAGGAACGCTGGCAACAGCCTCACAACCAAATGTCACGGGCGTGGGAACCATTAGTAGTGGGACATGGCAAGGCACGACGATTGCCGTGAATCAAGGCGGCACAGGGCAAACGAGTTATACCAACGGGCAGATTTTAATAGGCAATACTTCTGGTAATACCCTGACAAAAGCGAGTATCACGGCAGGAACGGGCATCTCCGTGACGCCGGGTGGGGGCAGTATTACCATCGCCAATACGGGGTCGGCTACGCTCTTTCAGGATGCCGATAGCGATACCAAAGTGCAATGCGAAGAAAGTTCCGACGAAGATAAAATACGGTTTGATACGGACGGGACGGAACGAATGATTTTAGAAGCAGCCTCGATGACGGTTCATCCGCACGGGACGTCTTCAGGGAATACCTATGAGATGCGATTCAAGGAACTGGCCGCCAATGGCACGAATTATGTTGGGTTCAAAGCGCCGGACGCCATTGCCGCCAATAAAATGTGGGCCTTGCCAAATGCCGATGGCTCGGCAGGGCAAGTATTAAAAACCGATGGGTCATTGGCATTAAGTTGGACGACGATTGCGGATAATTCGGCAGCTATGGCCTTGGCTTTAGGGGGATAACATGGCAAATACCTTTACCAATGCGTCAGCGTTGCTGACTGGTTCTCTTGCAACAGTCTATACCGCAGGGGGATCGACACAAGCCGTGATTCATTCGGTCATTATCGCCAATATTCATGCGAGTAATGCGGTCACGGTAGATGTCACCTTAACCCAAAACTCAGCACGACCCGGCGGGTCGGCTACTGTGACCTACCTTATCAAAGGCGTGGACTTACCCAATAAGAGTACGCTGATTTTTGATAAGCCTGTCAACCTCGCTCCGAGTGATGTTATCCAGGCGGTGTGTTCAGCCACTAGCTCGGCTCATATTACTCTTAGCATCTTGGAGATCACCTAATGGGATACCTTGGCAATGTACGACCCACAATAGCGTTAGTGGCAGATGACATCACGGATGGGGCGATCACGGCTGCCAAACTCGGAACAAATGCCGTGACCTCTGACAAAATCAATGCCGATGCCGTGACCGCAGCGAAGATTGCGACGGATGCGGTTGGCTCATCGGAACTCAACCTCGCAGCCAACTATGCCTTTACAGGAACCATCACAGGAGCAGGAGGCGGCATTACAGGAGCCGATCAATGGCGAGCGACCACAGGGTCGATGACAGGCAATGGGGTGTTTACGCCATGGGAGCGACCAGATGAGGGCGACTATGACAAAATAGGAACGGGCATGACGGTATCAAGTGGGGTGTTTACGTTTCCTGAAACAGGTATTTGGATGTGTGGATTTTTTGCGTCGTCAGCCTATGGTAGTACTGCCGATAATCATGAAGTCTACTTTCAAGTGACGAGTGACAATGGGAGTAATTGGCGAAATGGATCGTATGGGAGAAATGGTTGCGTCAGCGGGGTACACAATGCGGCCTCAGCTATCCAATTACTCGATGTCACCAATACCAGTAATATCCAGATACGGTTATTTCGAGGGTCGATGTCCTCTGGCTCGTTTACAGGGAGCAGCACTTACTCCATCACCTCTGTGTATTTTATCAGATTAGGAGATACCTAATATGGATTGGGACACTGGACGCATGACACACATAGAAGATGTGTTAGCCAAAATCGCCATGGATGAACAGCCCCAACGGTACGATTGGTTTTGGTGGGCTGACCCGAATGATAAACGGTACGACAATCTCCGCATCGCTGAGGGGTACGAGAAACCGTCACAAGCCTTTTTGGAAGCTGAACTTGCTCGGTATCAAGCGGAGCATGATGCCCAAGCTTATGCCAGATCCCGCAAGGTTGAATACCCCACCATTGAAGACTGTGTCCATGCGATGTTGGATGGGGGCTTAGACGAGTTGCAAGCGAAACGACAGGCCGTTAAACAGAAATATCCGAAGGAGTAGACAATGGCGATTACACAAATTACATCACTAAGTCTTGTGGACAATGCGATCACCACTGCCAAGATCGTTGATGATGCAATTACGTCTGCAAAAATAAGCGACGCCGTATCCATGGGTAATGACTTTTATATGGGGTTTGAAGGCCCTAGTACCATTGGTGCTGGTTCTGCTGTGACGTTGGAAACTTTCACTTCTTCTAGCCAGAGTCTGGGAGGTATTCATTATTATACGGGAGCAGTGACACTTAATAATGGACATACGCTTACCGTACCAGATGGCAATAGAAAACTTATGATGATTAGTGATACCTCGATCACGATTAACGGGACGATTGACTCTCAAGGTGCAGGTGCGACAGGAGGCAGTAAATTAACTAGCGGTAGTCCGGGCAGAAAAGGCAATACGGGGTCTGACCAAGCAGGAGGCTCTGGCGGTGCATCCACCGACTCCGGAGGCCCGAACATCGGTGGCAGTGGCGGTGATGTTGTAGTGAACGGAATTACCGTTCAAAGCGGTCCGGCAGGAGATAGCAATAATGGAGCAACTGGTACAGATATTACGGGAGCAGCCGTTCTGTTTCGTGGAGCGTTAGAAGGGATGAAAGGTGGTGCAGGTGGTGGTGGCGGTGGTCGCCAAAATTCAGGTCCAGGTCATTCAGGTCGTGGGGGAAATGGTGGAGGCACTATTATTCTGATTGCCCCAACCATTACTCTTGGAGCATCCTCAGTCCTCAACTCTCAAGGCACCAATGGTGTTAACCCCAGTGACGGCAATCAAGGTGCTGGTGC